TATCCCGGCGTCTTTACGTCAATGCCAAATGAATACAGTCCAGCGACAATATCATCTGGAATTTGTATGCTGTGCTTTATGCACCAGTCGGAGGCAGATTTAAGTGCTGGGTAATTCACGCTTCACCTTTTTACAAACAGCCTGGATGGTCTCTTGATTGTGCGTCCATCGCATCTCTATTCTTTCGACCTCGAAGCCTGCCGCCTCAAGGTCAGCCCTAAATGACAATGTCGTAAAAGCGCATTTATGATACTGCCCTTCATCGGACTGAAGGCCGAATACCATCGCCTCTGCCCACGGCCTATCTTCACCAGTGAGCCAATACTTCGCTACATAGTCCATGTTAGGAACTTGAATTATCGCCCTTCCGCCTATCTTTAAAACCCTGTTCCACTCGGTAAGAGTTTGAGACACCTTGTATATTCCAGAATGTTCCAGGGTATGGGATGACCATATCTCATCAACCTCATTGTCCTTGTAGGGCAGTTCCCACATCGGGGCAGTAACATCCCCCCCGTTTATGTCTACTGAAATGTAATCTTCATCGTGTTTATTGTATCCACCACCAATATCCAACTTTATCATTTCTTCTCGCTTTCTAAAACGGGAGGTAGTTTTGTCCCGTAATCCTCGGGCATGTTGGGTGTCGGGCAGAATGAACCTGGTATTTCACTTGGCCCAAGATTGACAAACGACATCTCGTATCCATCCAGATGGCCTACCGTGAATTTATTGGTCAGCTTTATATATCCCCCATGATACCTGTCATTAGTATTGAAGATGGAAATAACAATGTGCCCCCATTCGTCGAACTCGTCAATAGCCTTCTCAAGTAAAGACCTTGACATCAACATACATCCGAGTTCGTGATAATACCACGAGTTCTCTGGAAGGCCGGACGCTTTTGCTGCGCTTGCGTGAATAGGATAGGCATGAGTCACGAGATGGACGTTACCGTATAGGGCGATGTTGATCATCACCTGTAAGGATTCGGGGGCAGGGATGTTATCGGCTTCTACCGAGTAAATCCAATAACAGTCAAGCTCTTGTGCCCTTTTTAATATCAGTTCCCAACACTTGCGAAATGACCTGTCCCAATCGGGCCACGGTGTAAGATGAGTACAGTCTATTCCAGTCTCTTTGAGTAGTTCAAAATATGCCGTTGACACTCCGGTATTGTCCACCTGATAGGCGTGTTTCGGCTCGTAGGTTAATGCGTTATAAGCCTCAAGCCAGGGCCTCAAAGAATACTGCTTACCAGCATAAGTCGGGCAGGCCACGAGCGCCCTTCCTTGTCCGTCCACTATACACATCCTTTCAATGCTTCTTCAGCGCTTCTTATTGGAAATATGGAATTTAGCTTGTCTGTACTCAAAACGCAATTAGACCTCGGCACTCTTACCGCGTTCTTAAATTCTTCTTCTGTGAACCACTGTTTATTCAGTCCCATCATGTCTGCTATCTTTCTTGTTGTTGTGGACCCATTACAAACATTATAAATCCCCGGAGGGGGGAGATTATCAACAAAGAACATGACCACATCAACTATATCATCTATACACGAGAGAGAGTTTTCCGCGTCTATTAGCTTTTCATATCTCCTGAGTTTAGTAAGAAGATTCTTCGGGTGTTCTTCTTTCCCGAACGGCATCCGTATTCTTAGTAAATATGAATTATCCAGGTTTATTTTCTTTTGCGCTATAACTTTAGTCAGGGAATAGAATGACCCCGTAAAGTTTGGCTCGTCCTCTTCCGTCCATCCACCGTCTTTATATCCGTTATAAACACATCCACTTGATATATGGATTATGGGCAGTTTGTAAAACGACTGAAGTTCCATCGGCCATAATATATTTCCCTCAATCGTTTCTGTCTTGTGATCCTCGCAGGCGTCCACGTTGGGAGAGCCTGTATATCCGGCGGCGTTTATAACGACTCTTGATAATATGCCCCTTTCTCCGTGCCTGTACCAGTAGAAATCCCCTCTTTCAAATAGACGTTTGGCAATGGCTGTTCCAATGTACCCATGTCCATAAAGGGTTGTCATATCATCCTTTGAATAAAGGCGAGGGCGTAGTAGCTAGGGACTTGACTTACCGTGTCGTGGACGGATACCGCGTGGGCGTCCGGTTCGGTGAATGAGTGTGTCACTGTCCCTGCTACTCCGTGCGCGGGCGGGGCCGTGAAAGTATGCACCCCATAATCAGTCCCGGCGTGTGTCCCAACTCCGCCATGAGCCAAGCCAGAAGCAGTAGCAGTCGGGTGACTTGCTACCGCCGCCGTCACTGTTGCATGAGAAGCGACGGCGCTTGCCGTGAACGTCGGGTGACTCGCTATCGAAGTGGTAGGGTGCGAGGCGGGGGCGCTTGCTGTAAACGTTGGATGGCTCGCGGGGCTTATCGACCACGCCGGTATTGTAACAGAATTGGTAGGGTGACTTGCTACTGCCGACGCGGTGAATGTTGGGTGACTTGGATGTGCCGCCGAACCCGTAACAATAGTTCTTGCAGTTCCAGTAGAACTCAGACTTAATGACAATGTGGCATGAGCAGAATGCGTTTGTCCCTCAATGGTTAATACCGGATGAGTCAATCCAGCAGCAACGGCATCATTTCTAGATGCAATGGACTGCACCGCGTGGGACTGTCCCTCGATGGTCAGAACCGCATGAGTATCGCCTGGTATGGCTGCATGGGTCATCCCCTCTAATGTCAAGACAGGATGGGTATATCCTGGCAGGGTGACATTGGCATGGGTCATCCCCTCTAGTGTCAGGGCGGGATGGGAGGCCAATGCAACATGAGTTAAGTCAGGATGATTGGCAACCGAAAGACCATGAGTTAATCCGGTATGATCGCCAACAAGAGCGTTGGTATGACTTAGATTAGCGTGGGCAGAGTGGATGTGTCCGGTAGCGCCCCCCGCCTGCGCTAACACGCCCTCGATGTTTGTCTTAGGAACTCCTGCATCATCTTGCTTGGCGCCTACAACGAACTTATCTCTAAGGTCTGGACCGGGAGCATTTGCAACGCCATTGCACAATTCCCAATCGGGAACGGGAATGGCAGCGATGGTCCCAGACCACATGATGATGCCACCAACAGGAACGGCACCAGCGCCAGCGGGAGCGGCCGCAGCAGTTGACCCGCCTCCCATCCCTATTATCCTTGTCTCCATCATGGGAGGCACCCAGCCGCCGTTAGACAAGATGAGAAGGTCATCCTTCTTGTAGGCGGGGACAGCCCCGGGCTTCGTCTTGGTGAATAGAGGCAGCGACTCTGCGGGAATCTTGAAATCAGCTACTACCTTTTTCGCATCCCCTTCAGCAAGGTCCAATAATAGATTGGCAGGAACGCTGATGTTCCTCTCTGCCGCATATTCAAGAATATCGTCAAGCTGCTGCCGCTTTAGCGACTTTTTCATTTTAGTTCCTTGGCCAGTTTGCGAATGGTCTTCAGCGTTTCATTAGCCTCATCCGGCTCGTTCTTTACCTCTACGTTGACTATCGGGGCGGGCACATTTACAATCGGTGCCTCAACATTTACGATAGGAGCGGGGACATTCACAACAGGAGGGGCGACGGGTCTGTCTAACTTCCTTGACATCTCGTTTATAGCACCAATGACATCGGCAGTCGTCTTAGTGCTAGTCTCAACTGCCTTGCCGGTCGTGTCCATAATGACCGTCGTATGACTACCACCCGTCTGCTTCATCTCCAGGCGCATCGCCTCCAGTATAGGATTGTAGACTGGCTTCTCGAATACCAAATTGATTTCTTCTTTATTCTTGCACGCCTTCAGCTTGATAAGTAACTCAGGTAAGTCTGGAATTAGGTCACTGGTGAACGTCCAGTCCTTACCAATGTTCTTGATGGCCTTCTTGATAAGCCTGTGGATCTCAGCAGCCTTGCCAAATTCAGGAGCAGCATCTTCCGTGTCATCATCTGGTTTCTCTGTAACAGGTTCTTCCTTCGGCTTCATGTTCTCTTGAATGGCAGCGGCGGCCTCTTCTCTCTTGGATGCCAACTCTTCTATTTCTTTAGTCGTATCCTCGGACAGGTCATAGCCCAAAATGCCAGCAGCAATGAGGAACTCTTCCGGCTTCTCAAGCGCTGATACTAAACTGCCCATAGACGAAGCCCGTGCCGCCTCATCTTCCTGGAACACGTCCATGTCATTCTCTCGTACCTGTAAATAATATCCAGTATCCTTCAACTGTTGCTTGTTCAACACATCACAGATAAAACGCACAGACGGCACAATGTTCATGCGATAAAATCTGTAAGTATCCTCAGTCGAAACACCCGCCCCGCCTAATCCACCAGATTCAGTCGACCATAGGATAGACTGGGGGATGCCCAATGCTGTGGAAATATCCTCACGCTTCTCTTTGGTCAACTCAGAATCTTGAAGCCCTTCCAATCCATCGCCAATCTTTTCTGTCTTCACATCCCCAGATATGAACATCCCTCTAAAGGCATTTCTTAATCCCATTATCGCGCCGTTCATCTTCTTGAAGAACTCGGTCTGTTGTTCTGGAGTAGGAGGTGCCCCTTCCTTGCTGAACATATAAGCCCTGACCGCCCCCTTCTCGAAATACTTGGAGACGTATCGGTCAATGTTGTATAACACTCCCGCAGCAGCTAACGCGGCTTTGGCGGGACTGCCCATGGGAGGACCTACTTCAACGTATGGATCATCAGGCCAGAAGTAAACTACTTCTTTGTTGGTATATTCTTGCTGACTGACTCCAGGTGCCGCACGTCTGAAATATAACAGCCTATCCTTGCCGACTTCCCTCGCTGTCTTCTGTGCGTCAAACTGTACAGTGGTGGGATTCCAATACCACAGTTTCTTAGTGGTCATCCCAACATTAGCACCTTTTATCTTCTCTCTGAATAAATACGAACGCCCTTCTAACATAAGTGACGCCGCTATCTTCTTTAGC